CAGCACTAATTCTATCTACAAGTATAAGTGTGTTTCCTGATTCTTTTACTGTGCTTAATAATTTGCCTATGTATTCTAATCTTGCCTGATTTGTTGTTAAATATTTTAATTCTGATTGATAATCTGAGTGTGATTGTGTATCTAATAATTGTACTACGTTAACGTGACATTGTGACAGTACACCCTTGTCTTGTAATTCTTTAGCACTAATTTGACCAATTACAGGGCCAAGACTAGCGTGAATACTTTCAAATTCAAACTTCTCTCTTGGTACTGTTCCTGTTAGTCCCCAACGTATTGGAGCATTTTTTAAATTGCGTGTAAGTAAATTCTTTAGCACTTCTGCTTTAGCCTGGTGTACTTCGTCGACAATAATAGTGCTTACACCATCTAAAAACTCAGCTAGTGATAATACTGCTGTTCCGTCTTTGTGCTTCTTGTCGAGTATATTCAAACTTTGCCAAGTGCAAATAGTGTGAGTCTTACCTAACTCTTTTCTGTCGCCGAAGTACACCCCAGCATCAAGGCCGCAGTTAATATAGTCTTCCTCCGTTTGTGTAACAAGACTCTTGTTAGGCACAATAATAAGACTACGTCCATACGGCTCAGTTATGTGTGAAAGTGTTGCTGTAGTAATTGTTTTACCTGCACCAGTAGCAATCTGTTGCAAGCTCTGTGGGTGTTTTAAAAAGTTATTAATTGACTCTACTTGATAGTCACGCAGAATAATTTCTTCGCCTTCTGCCGGATGTCCTTTAGGCCAACGCACATCTTGATCAGCCCAGTAGCGTTCTGTTACTGGCTGAAAGTCAAATTGTATAGGATGTCTATTGTCTTCAATGTCTATTATTTGTACATTATTTTTTTGCAAAACTTCACTAACAACATCAAGATGATTAACATAGCCAGTACCGCCAATACCAAAGAAAGCAACTTTGCCGTCCCATCGACCAAGTTTATATTGTGGCATATACTTTGCGTATGGCACTTCAAACTTAAGAGCATTCGCGAGCTTTCTCCGTACATCAACCTCTAGTCCTTCTAGCTTAATGTTTACTTCATCTTCAATTATTAGTTTGCAAGTTGCCATTAAAGGGTCTCTATTTGTTTTCGTTTCCAAGGACTAACATCAGAATCATAATGCATTACAAGATCTAGCATCTCAATATATGCATCTGTTTTTGCGCCAGCACTTCTATTTGAGGAAGTTGTTATAGCAGTAATCGGTAACCAATCACTTTTTAACAAAGGCTTCGGAACTTTATTATTACTAATATACACTATTTTTGTATTATTGTCAACCTTATTATTAAGATTATTAGCTTTGATATATTGATTAAATTCCTCACCTTCTAAATTATTATCTAATCTAAATAATACACTACAACGTTCATTTGGTATTATACCACTAAACGCTCTATGGAACTGTACTAATTCGTCGTAGCATTGTTTTTCATTTAAAACTATCACTAAAGGAAAACGATATAATTCAAGTATTACTTCTGCTAAATTATTAATTGTGTATTGTGATGAATTAACTAATACTTGGTGAAACTCTCTATTAACAACCTTTTGCGATAACGGAGTTAGATGTTTTAAACTTTCAGATAAATCGTCTTTATCAAAATGGTATAATCCTAATCGATCTTTTTGATCGTAAAATTGATATAGATTATCTGCTGTTGGAGTACCTACATTACTAATAGCATAATCTAAACTTTTACTATGTAAGTTTTTAAGTTGCATTCCGTATATGCCCGGTATATAATTATGTTTATTATTTTTCATTTCTTTTAACTTTTCAAAATATACAAGAAGTTCATCTTGAACTTCAAAACTAGTAACGTCTTTAAATGTGCTTACTATATCATATACGTTACTTTCACTTAATTTAAAATAATGGATTTTATATTCTTTATCATAAAATGCATCTTGTGAATCTGACATTAATCTTTTTAATTTGTCAAGTTGTAGAATTAATTTCTTTTGAAAAATAAATCTAATGCCTATCCACAATTCGTTGTCATTTAATTCGACAATCTTAATCCATCTACTTCTATCAATAGAACGCAATGGCATACGCAACTGCGATAAATCGTTTACCTCATAGTTATTTTTTTCAAGTTGTTCTTTGTAATAACTAATTTTTGTTTTAGCAAGGTCACACTGCCTATCAGTGAACGGTATACTATTTGATATTTGTTTTGCAAAACTAAACATAAGAGAATGGTCACTGCTATCTAGTGTTATGTCTGCACTACCTTGGAATCCGGTAAGGAGTTCTATATAATCTTCTACTGTAAACATATATGTAGTATACGCTAAACTATCTTAGATGTCAAGTGTTTAAGTGGTAAGCCTTGAGAAATTTCGTCAACTGTGTATTCAGTATGAGCGTAGTCGTTCAACCATTGTGTACGATCTGGCATTACAGGATTTTCTATATCGTGTAAAAAGTTTATATCGTTAGCTACAGGATAAGCAAGACTATGAGTGCTAACAAAACTAGGAACGCCGGCGATGATACTATGTATGCCAGGGTTACTACTGTAGCTGATAGTACAATGTACATTATTAAACCCCATATCAAAATCATCATAAGTATTGGCAATTTGTTTAGGTTCCTGTCTTATTACGTGTTTAAGTCCGCGTTCTATGTGTTCTAGTCTGCATCGTGGGTGGGGTCGAAATATAATAGGTCGGTCAGTGTATTTACGTATTTCATCATATGTATTTAAGAACCAATTACTCATACTAGGCATATCTTGCCATTGTAAACTCTTGTCGTGTTGACCACATATTAAAACATAATTGCCGTTGGATCTCCAAGGCTTACAAACCAGTCCCAGGCTATCAGCCCTAGTGCTATCATTGTCTTTGTCACCAAAGTAAGCAGTTCTGTTGATTCCATTTAATCCTACTTTCCAAGTTGTGCCGCGGTTAATGCCGCCAACTTCTAATACTATAACAGGTTTATTTAACATACGATTCTGTTCCCATACCGTCTTGTTTTGTGCCATTCGTCCGTTCCATAGAACACTCCATATAACGGCAACGTCATAGTTTTCATAATGCGACATAACTCTATAGGGCTCATTATATATGACTGTATGGCCAGCGTCGGTCACACTTTTGGCAAATGCTTCAAAAATTGGCTTGCTATTTAGTGCGCCATAATCAGTGTAGAGACAAAAAATCATTGTTAAATACCTTATATAGTATTTAAGAGGATTAACGAATGACTGACATAACTGTGGTTACAACTTTTCACCAACCAGGACTAACATTATACGGACAAAGATTTTTAGATAGTTTTGCAGAAAAAGTTGATAGTAGAATTAAGTTACTGGTATATGCTGAGGACTGTAACCCTATAAATCCTAATCCAGAACAGATTACGATACTCAATGCAGAAGAAGCATTACCTAAACTAAATGCTTTTAAAGAGCGTTGGAAAGATGTACCTAAAGCAAACGGCATACCTCCAGAAGATATTAAAGCACGTAGACCGCGTGATCACCATAAAGCATTTAAGTGGGACGCTATACGCTTTGCTAACAAGACATATGCTGTGTATGACGCTTGTGAACGCTCTAAGGGCTGGTGTGTGTGGATGGATGCAGATACGTTTGTACACAGTAATTGGTCATACAATGAGTTTAAAGAATGCTTACCAGATAATCAATGGATCACATATGTTGGTCGAGGCAAAGGATCACAGACATGGCCAGAGTGCGGATTTTATGGAATGAATCTTAATCATCCTGTGTGTCACGAGTTCTTAAAAGAGTTTGAACGTGTATATGAACAAGCAGAAGAAGGTATATTTTTATTAGAAGAATGGCATGACAGTTTTGTGTTTGGTAATATTCTAAATAGATTTAAATCAGACTTTCCTAATGCATTTGATTACAGTGCAGAAATGTATCTTCGAGAAGCAAAAACAGGCGGTGGTGGACATCCGTTAATTAATACTATACTTGGTAAATGGATTGATCACATGAAAGGTGATCGTAAAAATACAGGAAAAAGTTTACCTAAAGATATTATGGTTAATAGAACTGAGTCCTATTGGACTAGGAGATAAACTGTCTCATATGACGCCAACAAGATCCGTTTGTTAATTCACTAAATTTCCAATGCATCATACTAATACGTTGTAACCAACGTTCCCTATCATATTCTAATGGCTTTTCAATATGTTTAAAGTCTGTATTTGATACTTCAGAACACTGACTATTTCTTGGGTCAGTTAAGAAACAATGATAGCCGTTTATAATAGGCCCAACAGCTGCACTACTATTGTGATTAACTACTGCCCATGCATTAAGCATATCTTGTTCGTAAGGTGTACCAATCTTTGATATTGATATCGACGGCTGACCTTTTAAGTTAGCATGTAGAGTTTTTAAATAATTCTTTGCAAATCGATCACCAGGGTGTGAACGTATAATAATATGTCTATCTGTATAACGTCTTATATTAGCAATAGTCTTTAGTGCCCACGTTTCTACATTTAGTCCGCCCATACTCCAGCCGCCATTTCGTTGTAACATTAATACAATATGGCCGCCTGTTAATTTATATGGTTCTAATTTTATTCCTGTATCTTGAGATATTTGTGTCCACCGTGTAGGATCTATTTCGCTATCACAATATTCTCCTGTACTAGGAAATACGCCGTTAAAACTGTAACGTAAATATCCATGTGGGTTTGTTTTATCGTGATACAAAAATAAATTAGCATCTGCTGTAGCAGAATGTTTGCCAGTAAGTTTTTGTGTTTTTATAATTGTTTTACGTAGACGCAAATGCTCAGTAGTAGTTTTGTCATAGACCCAACCTTGAATCATACCAACGTCACAATCTATTAAGTTATTTTGATCATGCAAAATACCAATGTCGCCAGCGGCATTAACACCGTTAACAAATTGTCTTAACAATTCAGGTTTTTGCAGGTTTCTGTTTCCAGCAGGAACAGTTTTCAAATAACTTACAACTTTCATGAATTAAGTAACTTCCAGGCAGTGCCTGTTCTTAATTCTTGTGCTGTAAATTGACAGTATGATAAATGTGCCGCATACCTTATAACATCTTCTTTTTCAGGTACTTCTGGTCTTACAACATCACGTAAGTTATTACTACATAGTACTGAAGCTGCATTTGGTGCTAGTGCAATAGCAGGTATGCTATGTAGTACAGCTTCTGTTGCTGCAATACTGTTATACGTTACAAGGCATGACGCTGTATCAAGTGCGTCCCATATTGTATCTGTAGTAACACGTATACGTCTGTCTGGTTTCTTTCTAATTTCAATTGGTGCATTAGTTAAAGTTTTAATTGTGTCAACAGTATTCTTTAACCACTCGTCTAAGTTTTCTCCGTAAAACTTCATTACCTTTTCGCTTGGCGGACAAATTAAAATCTTCTTATTATTTTTTCTAGGCTTACGCCATTTCCAATTAAGTTTGCCAAGTCGATCTAAATCTCGATCAACAATAGGACCTAAGTTTTGTAGATTATTTCTTGTGACTCTGTGGTAGTCTTTACGTGATCCCGGTTGTAAATAACCTGTATCAATTGCATAATAATCCACTTTATTTTCTATACAATACTTTAATGCTTTCTGACTTCCACCACCTAGACCCCTTATAACTAAGGTGTTTTTAGTGCCTTCTTGCAAGTTGAACTCGCTAATGTTACCGCCACACCCTATAATGAAATCTTGCAAATAAGGATCATATTCTAATCCTTTCTTGTCAAGATCAAAGTCGTCTGCGCCGGGTGCGATAGCCGCTACTTTTACTCCCATTCTTTTCTCCGTTATATGTTTAATTGTTTCTTTTGATTTGTAAATTGCTTCTGTTGGGTCTATAAGATTTTGTAAATAGGCATTTAGTAATGTTTTAGTTTCTTTAGGCAATGTTAATTCGTCTATCTCAACTGTTCTATTTTTTAAGTCTTTTACTTCTTGAGTAAGTTCTTTAACTCTATCTTCGTACATAGCCGCTTGTGCTTCATACCATTCTTTACTAAATGGACAATTACGATATTGATCAAACCAAGGACCGCCTTCAGTGTAATGTAATGCTTTTGGTTGTCCGTCACGTACAGGCTTATACCAACCAACTAACCAATTCCATTCGTGACTAATCTTTCCTATTTTGTCATCAGTAAGCCAACTAAATCTATGCATATACTTGCCGTCTATAGTAGGATCGTTAACTAACTCTTTGTCAACAACTTTATTATCAGGATGACCGCAATTCCATAATACAGCACTTGACCAGTTTTTACGTGGATAGTTAAGTTGTTTTTGTCCGTCCATCTTTTCTCCTTCTTTAGGAGTATAGTCGTGATGAACACACATAACAGCATAATTATCATTAACCTGATCAAACAATTCTTTAATGTCTGTCAAGAATAAAAAGTCACAGTCAATAAACAATGCCCAGCCTCTGTGACCCATTAAGTCTGGAACTAAGAATCTAGTAAATGTAAATTCTGTACTAGCCAGTGCATCTTCTTCTCGCCAATACATATTATCTCTTACAAGATTATGTCTTTTTAACGGCACAATTTTAACTGGTACTGTTGCATGTTTTAGTATGCTTGCCTTACAAACCTCAAAAGCAATGGGCTCTCTAGAGTCCCAGCCTACATAAACTTTTAACGGTTTTTGTTTTTTTATTTTATCTTCGCTCAATGTCTTCCTCCACGCATTCAGTACCATACTGTATTTCAACTAGTGTTAACGGTTCTGTTGTTTCATTTGCTAACTGATGCCACATGCCTTGCGGTATATGTAAGCTCTCATGTGTTCTATATGTTCCATATAAATCTACATCAGTTGATGTATCTAAAGTGTAAACGGTTGCTGTACCTGTACTAACAAACCAATGTTCACTCCTGTGTTGATGCCGTTGCATAGATAATTTTTGTCCTGGATCAACTGTTAATTCTTTTACTTTTACTTCTTTTCCATTTTCATGTAACACTCTATAGTACCCCCAATTCCTATCTGTTTTAGGTTGTTTCCATTCGTCTAATATCCAACTACTACTATTTTGCTTGTCAGTGCCACCGACACCAAATACAAAATCTACATAAGGCATGTCGCCGTATGTTTTCATTTCTGGGATATTATCGTTAGTTCTATCTCCGCCGTTAGCAAAGATTACTTTAGTTCCACTACCGTGTGTACTTAACGTGTGGAAGATTGCATGACAAGCAGTATCGTCGCTGTCATTAAATCCAATTACTTTATCAACAATGGATAGTTCTTTGATGATAGAAATGCGTTCTTCGAAAGACATAAAAGGTCTGCCTTTCTTTCGAGTTAACCATTCGTCTGAGTTAACTCCTACAATTAGTTTTGTTCCTAATTTTTTTGCTTCTTTAAAATAAGCAATATGTCCGGAGTGAAGCGGATCAAAGCCGCCTGTTACTAATACGATGCGTTCCATGCTAGTATTTAGTGCGTACTTAATGGCAGGAACTATATTATGGTGTTATTCCCAACCAAATACGTAATCCTTTCTTACATTGGTAAGCTCAATGGCACCGTGGTCTTTTAAGAATTTACCTGCACAATAATTTGTATCTGGGTGTTGCTCACAAACTACAATTGGCTTATATTTTAATAAAGTGTCTATTGCACCTTTAAGTATTTCAAGTTCATAACGCTCACAGTCAATCTTAACTAGCCCGAACTTTGGTAAATCAATATCGTCTAGACGTCGAACATTAATAGATCCTTCTCCTTCGATAACATGACTAGCACCAGTATTATGACTGTCATACTTCATATCAATAGTTGAATTTTTATTACCTAATGCACACTTATGTATTTCAACATTTAATCCTTCTGTGTTTTTTTCTAAACAAGAATATACTTGTTCTAAAGGTTCAAATGCAATAACTTTATTAAATTTTCTAGTTAAGGGTTTAGCCCAAAGACCAACGTTTGCTCCAATATCTAAACACACATTAAAGTCAGTAACATGTTGATAAGCTGCTTCTCTTACATCATCTTGATATTCAGGAGGGCCACCTCGACGAACTCTTTTCTTAATCAGTCTTTCAAAATGGTCGTCAGTTGACGGCATCCAGTATTCAAATACTTGCTTCATAACTTTTCCATTATTACAATATATTTTACAACATTAATAGGTGGACCTTTTTTTGGTTGTGCAACATGATCCATTATGTCTTCGTGTATAATTTTCCAATCAGATATTGCTTGTATCTTACGTTTCCACCATTTAGGTTTTTCAATAATTAGATGTGCATTACGTCCGTCGCTTAATGTTTTCTTTGCAGGATGACATGCTATTAAATGATATTGATATCTAGTAGAACGCTTACATAGGTCTTGTAATGTTTCGTCAATTAGATGTTCTTCAACATGCTCTAGCACATCACTACTATAAGTTAATTCAACTTCTTCAGGTAAAGGATTTGGAAATGTTGCAGGATCAAATGTATGTAAAAGAACATTAGGATATTGATTTCTAATGTATTCGCTAGTGCCGCCTTTACCGGCACCAAAGTCTAGAAAACTTTTTATATTTTTTTCTTCAATTAACTTATTAACTACTAAAGGTATTCCTTTAGTTACTCCAAAAGTTTTTTTATTGTGTAGTATTTTTAGTTCTTCAACATATTCATTAGAATGTGCCATTCAATCTCCATTTCATTATATAACACCTATTAGTGCATTTTTAGATCCTACGTTTGCTAGTTTTCTATATTTGAGATCTCTAAGCAGTTCCATAACAATATTTTTTCTATAACCAAATCTTTCAGCGTGGCCTTTTTGTTCGTATAGTATAACAGGTTTAAATTTTTCAATTGTTTTTATTCCGCCCTTAACAACTAAAGGCTCGTATCCTTCAACATCCATTTTAATAAAGTCCACATTTCCAAAATTGTAACTGTCTAATGTTTTTATTTTAATAGAACCTTTTGTATCTTTATCAACATGTGTTCTAAATGTGCTTAGAGGGTCAAAGTCTATTGCTACTTCTTTTTCTTTATCACCTAAACCGCAATTATATATATTAACATTTCGAATATCAAACTTTTGCATATTTTGTTTGAAACATTTGTTCAGTTCAGGAACTATTTCAAAAGAAGATACTTGTTCAAAATATGGCGACATGTTGTAAGACATAAGTCCATAATTTGCACCAATGTCAATTCCGTGACGCATGTTTTCACAAAAACTTAATGCTATATCAAGTTGTTCTTTTTGATATTGTAGTACGTTTTCGGTTCCTTGAGCTCGGATTGCTCTTTTTAAGGTTCTGTCACCTTTTAGAACAGTCCAATTTTGGAATTCGTCGAACATTAAGATCTCCTAGTGTATTATGTATATTTACCAACCAGGATTATGTAAGAGAATATTAAAGGCTTGCGTCTTCCATGCCTGCTACACGTAGTTTAACAACATTAGTAATCTGCCATTGTTTTTGATCAAGTCCTTTAAGTAAACCTAACCATTTGTTACGCATAAGTGCAAACTCATTAATAATTTTTTCGTAGTCAACAACGTCTGCCTCACCGTCTACGTATTTTTCAACGTCACGGCTAGACAGAGCTCGTTGATAATTTTCAAGATATTTTTTGAAAAAAGAACTACGCAATCTGCGTAGTTCAATATTAAGATAGTTTAGTATGGCTTCAATTTCTTGAAGTTGGTTAAAACGATGTTCAACAATACCTGGCATTTCTGATGCTGCTTTTTCAACGTTGCCATATAACTTAACTTCAGTTTTGGCCTCGTTTAATTCTTTTTCAAAAAACGCTACAGCGTCAGGAATCTTGTTAATGTCTCTTGATACTTCGCTATACCAACCCATACTAACCCCAGTCTTCTTCTTCGTCTAGGATGTCTGACTCTTCTATATCGAGATAGTAGTTAATTGCTGTGTCTAGTTCAGAATCCGTACCCATTGCTTGAGCTAAAGTATCGTCACCAACACCATAGTCTGCTAATAAATCAACAAACCTTTCTGCTGCTTGATCAACACTTTTCTTGTCAAGGTACTCTTTGAACACTGTCCAAACTTCTGCAATTACTGCTTCGTCATCAAATCCGTGGCTCATATTTACTCCTCAGTTAATACTTCTTCTGGTAGATCTACATCTTCCTCTTTCGAGGTATTTACCACAGAAGCTTCTTGAGTGATGTGATCAGACATAACTTTGTCTAATAAATCGCCATTCCAATTTTTACGATATTCGAGAATCTCTTCTCCATCCATAGTAACATATTTTAATCTGTTACCTTGCTTTTCGATAACACCTTTTGCTTCAAAAAGTTCAACAACGCCACTATAAGGATTCATACCTGTTTCGTATGGAATCTTAACTTGTACGCCTTCGAACGGTTTTGCATAACGTGTTTTCATTACTTTACAGCCAGCACGGATACCCATAACTTGACTGATCTTGTTACCATCTGCATCTTCTTTGAGCTTTAACTTCTTCATTGCTACAACAATACTAGAAGCGTATATAAAGCCCTGTCCGCCACTTATTTTATCATCTGGATCAAACATATCCTGCGATGCATAAGTGTGATTAGTACAAACTAAACCTACGTTATGTGCGCCGATCATGTTAACAGTATTTCTAACAAGTGCTGTTAGTGCTTTAGGCTTACGACCCATATCACCTTTCATGTCACCCTTGTTAAACTGATCAACATCGGTTGGTGTTAGTAGCATACCTAGTGAGTCAATTACAAACAATACTTTAGGACGATCGTCCTCATCCATTGCTTTGTAGTCTATCATAAATGTTGAAATAGTTTTTGCAACATCGTCGATCATACTCATACTTAATTTAAGTAATTTCGACTCATCACAATCAACACCTAGTGCTTCTAACCATGCTTGGTCAAGTGCATTTTCTGAGTCAATTAAAACTACATAAATGCCTTGTTCTTGTGCGTGTCTTACAATATTACCTGCCGCAAAATAACTTTTACCTGCGCCAGACTCTCCTGCAAACACTGTTACCTTACCTAGCGGAACACCTTTATTAAAGTCGCCACTAATAAGATAGTTTAGTGCATATGAGCCAGTGCTTACCCAATCTGTTGGATCGTTAAAGCCGCTACTCATACCTTGAATAGACTTAGTTAAGTCTTTTCTAAATTTACTTACGTCAAATGATTTAGCCATTGTATCTCCTATATTAAAGTTTGCTTCTATTAGCGTTTGGAACGTTGACAGGTAAACCGTGAATCTCTGTTCTCGAGTTTGCTAATAGAAGCATGTTTGCTAGCCGTTGTTTTGTCTATTACGGATCATTGCAAGTATATCACTTGCGTCACCGCCACCTGCTGCAGCCGCTGGTGCTGTTGCTGGTGCTGGCTCTGGAGTTGCTTCTGCTACTGGAGCAGCCGCAGGCGCCGGAGCACTTTGACTAGTTGCTGTTGCTTCTGGAGAAGCCGCCTTTGTAGGATCACCTGTACGTGCAGCCATTCCGCTTGGACGGAAATAGTTGCTCCAACGATCAGGATCATATGCTTCACCATCTACTGATGCTTCAAACATTTCTTTAATTACCTTAACAGCCACTTCATCTGGCTTTTTAGGAAGGAAGTCTGAAAAGTTAAACAGACCATTAGTGTTAATGGCATTCATTTCAACATCTGTCAATGGACGATCTCTACGTGCCCAATTACTTGTGCTGTAGTCTGCGTATCCACCTTTAGATGTTTTGTTAAGACGGAAGTCTACACCAGCAGTATAATCTGTTGGTAATTCTTCCATATCAGGGTCCATTAGTGCCGCTTTAATAATTTGGAAAATCTGTGGTCCAATAATAAAACGTCTAATAGGGTTTTCTGGCGTACTGTCGTCTGCCAATGGATTGTCTGTTACAAATCCTTGGAATACGTATGAACGCTTCTTCCAATACTTACGACCCATGTCTTCTAAACTTGCGTCTTTAAACCAAGGACGTACCTCAGTTAGTACTGGACAGCTTTCACCGTACATTTCCATACATGGTACTTGTACCTGTACTGGACGTGAGTCAGTCTCACCTTTAATACCCGCGAATGGAAGTTTAATCATCAAACGCTCTTTCCAGAAGAAAGTGTTTGACTCATCTCCATCAGGAAGGAAACGTAGAGTTGCACTCTCGCCTTCTTTGATATTCCAAAATGGGTAAATTGCGTTGTCGCCGCCGCCGCTTTGCGAACCACTTGAACGTGATTCTTGTTCTTTCAGTTTTGCTCTGATTTCTGCTAGTGATGCCATAATTTAATGCCTCCTATATGCCTTATATGGTTTTATGTGCCTAGTTAAAGTGTAACACATGTAGTACATGTTACACTCTTTTATTTATAAAGTCAAGTATTTTTTTGACTTTATTTTGAATCTTTTACGATTCAAATTCTTTGCCTAAAGTCCTGCTAAGTCTCTAATTCTGCTTAGTTCAGGTGATTGTATTTCGTCTTCTTGTTCTTTGTAGCCCATTACTTCTGCTACTTTATTATTAATTGCTTCAATAAATTGTTTTGCAGGTGTAATGTAGTTTTCACCGTAATCTTTTTCTACCATTGTTAATACTGCTGTTTCGCCTTTTGGAAACTGTCCAGTTTCTCTATCAAAGTAACTTAGTATGAACTCGCCTAATGGTGTCTTTTGTTCTTCTTTTTCTAACTTGATCTTTTCGCCATCTGGACCATCAATTTCATCGCCCTTTTTCTTGCCACTGTCTTTTGCTTTCTTCACAGCGTGTGCGTATGCATTACCTTCGTCCATATTATCGATCATTTGTTCAATAACACCTTGGATAATATCATCTCTATCGTCATCAGCATGTAAGCCGTGTTCCATACCGTACTCGGTAATTTCTTGATCAAGTTCTTGATCGCTTATGCCCATTGCTGTTGCTAGTGCTGGTTCACCACCTTTTTCATATGCTGTCATAAACTCGTCTGCCATCATATCTTGCTTGCTTGGCTCTGACTGTGGGTCAAAACTTTCATCTGCAACATGTACTGATACCATATCGTCACCGTTGTTAAGTCCGCCTTTTTTAACTTTTACGTGTTCTTTGCCGTACTTTGCTACAGCTTCTTCTGGTGACATACTAGTTTGCTTCCACTTCATTTCTGCTTCACCAAACTGACCCATCATTTCTTCAAAGCCGTTTTCTAATTGTGATTCAAAGTCTGGCTCCATATGATCGTCACTACCAAACGGATTATCTGCACCTGATAAACATGCTTCAAGTGCTTGTCCGCCAAATGCCATCTTATCAGCAGCGGCTTTTAATTCTTTATCACTTGCGCCTTTTTCTTTCATTGCACATAGCTCATCAAAGTTATCTTGTAACTCGTCTCTTACTTTGCCTTCGTATACAACATAGCCTTCTAAGTCTGTTGGACCTAATTCTTTTGCACGAGTATTTTCACTTACTAAACTATAAATGTATGGGAATACATCTTTAAGTTCTTCGTTAAACTGACGGATAGTTAATTCATCAATCCAATTTTCTGCAACATCTTGTGGTACTTCTGTTACTTCAGTTTGTTCAAAGTTTTCAAATGCTTCTGTATAGTATGCTTTCTTTTGTAAACTTTCGATTGTCTTTTTAACTGTTGATAAACGTTCTTTAACAACATCAACATATCCAGCTAAACTTTCAGCCATTACATTTGAGCGACCCATGTAATTTTTAAATTTCTTTAACTTAGATAGTTCTTCACTTAGTCCTACAATATGTTTACCAAAATCATCATAAGCATTACCGCCTTCAGCAACGTGTCTTGCCATTGCTCTAGCACCATTGATATGCTTGTATGGATACTTGAATCTTTCTCCTTCAGCACTTTCTATGTAGATGCTTTCAACATTCTGTGTTCTACCTGCAGCTCTTTCTTGGTTAACTGCCTGGCTATGACGTAATACAAGCCTTGCGCCATCAAAGTCTTGATAACTTAATCTACTTGTACCGTAAAGTTTTCCTTCGCTCATTGTTTTTTCCTCTATACGGTTATTTGCTAAAAATTTGTAATCTCTTCTATTTAAGTTTGATTTATTAATATCTCTGGTATCAAAGTTCAGCATACGCTTTTTTGCAAATTGCCTTAATTCCTTTAAAAAATTATACCAACTTTCTTTAGTAATACTATCTTCGTTAGTAACTAGTCCTTGATTATATACTACTGATACTGCTTTATCTTCTAAACTAATGGATACTTTTCCTACAGCTCTGCCTTCAGATATAAAATCAAAGTCATAAAATCTTGCCTGTTCAGGTGTTGTAGTTACATTACCTTCACCATCGCCAATAGTAACACTTGGAAAGCGTCCTCTTATTTTATTAAATAATTCTTTGGCTACTATATTTAATGTTTGCATATTGTATTTATCAACTCTTTAATAGTTTGAGCTAATGAAGATTGGCATTGGCGGTTCGTAATCTTCATGGTCTTCTGCTTGGTTAAATGTGTTATATATTCTTGGATCCCAGTCTTTTAGTACAGCCATCATTCTAATTGCTAAAAGTGTTGCACTTATTAAGTCATCTGATGCTCCGGGTTTTGCCTGATAACTTGACCCTGATGCAATATAATTTTTAAGTTCTGATATAAGAGGTTTACTAGATACAGACATCTTTTCACCTTCTACCATAGTTTTTAGCCTACTACATGCAGTAATCTTTGTACCATGTGTAGTGTTAAATCCTTTTCTAAACTTACGTACATGACCTTTACGCATAGGTTCACTTACAAATAACCCCGGTATGTTTTCTTCCCCGAAGTCGTTAATAACTAGTAATGCAGCTTCACCTATACCATTATTTTCTACAGACCAGTAAATGCCATTAGTATTTCCTGTTTCAGTTTCTATGTACTTACAAATATCAGCAAGTACTCTAATTTGCCCAGGTATTGCTGTTTGATTATGTTGCCATTCTGCTACTTGTTTATAACTTGGTAGTTCATATACTTCAATAGCTGCATTGTCGCCACCTGTACCCATACTAGGATCAAGTGCAACTGCATATGTAAAATCTGGTGATGGCTTACTGTACCATCGTGTTTGACCCATGTTTAGTATTGGACTTTGACCTTCCATGTTTGCCAAGTATATACTGTTAATAAGTGTTTCATCAAATACTAAGAATTCACAGCCGTATTCACGTCTAAACTTTTCTTCGCCAATACGTCCAATTTCTGCTTCTTTCCATTCTTCGTCTCTATCTGGATGTTCTTGCCATTCTGCAACAAAACTATGAAAGCCGTTTATGCCTACATCTTGTTCGTTACCGTGTGAATCAAATTTATCTTCTGCTTGTTTCCAAATAGTAGCAAATGTATCTTCATCACTATTTGGTGTACTTGTAATAATAGCACGACCACCTGTTGCTAGTGTAGGTGATATTGAAGTCCAAAATTCTTCTGCAATATTAGGTTGCACAAATGCAAACTCGTCACAGTATAGTAATGATATGGACATACCACGTCCAGTATTTCCAGTAGTTGTTTGGCTTACAATTCTACTACCGTTTTCAAATTCAATTGAGCCTTTGTTGTATGAGGTAACACCTGCACGTATGTGATCTTCGCACGTTTCATATATGTAACGTATACGTGCCATAATCTCTTGAGCACCTGTATATTTGTGTGCCGCAATTAGTATAGTCTGATCAGGTACAAACATTGCATACCATGCAAGATAGATAGCCGCACAAGTAGTCTTACCTGTTTGTCTTGGCATCATATTAATATTAAATCTATAACTATGATATGAATCCATTAAGCGAAGTTGATATTCGTAAGGATCAAATAAAAGTTTACCTTTTACAGGATGCTGTATGTACGCAAACTTACGTGCAAAGTACATATACCCATCATCAGGGTCCATGCATGCCTGCAGGTCTTGTATCTGTTCTTCGTTGAACGTTTCTTTTTGATTTGCTTTTTTGGTGAGGACACCATCTAAACTCTTACTCATAGTAGTATTTAACCAATTATATCGTCATAGTAGCCTGTATCGAATCTTAAATCAAACAGTTTGCGTTTGTCTTGTTGTATTAGTATAGGAACTGGAGAAGCATAATCACCGTGTGTAGGTTCGCTCCATAACCATTCATACTTCTCGCTTACATCAACTTTTTTACAAAGTTTTTTAAGACGCCTACGATTATATCCTTTACAAATATATATGATGGCTTGATTATTATCTAGTTCTTCTATTTCACCGTTCCAGTATCTTACTTTTATTTCGCCCTTTTTCCATGCCGCTCCGCTCCACGGGCACACAGGCTTTATGTGTTCAAAATACTTGGTCCAATCTGTCATAAAAGTATTTACAGAAAAAAATAGGCTCCTAAGAGCCTATTTGGATTTATTAAAATTTAATAAAGTTGTTACTTACAACCGCATGATGCACATGCCATTAATTTCTTTTTGCCTGGTTTGCCACATTCTGGACAATCCATTTCTTTAATATCTTCAGTCTTGCCACGGCCTCTGCTAGCCATTACTTTTTTCTTTTTGCCACGTCCACGTCCTTCGGCTGCCATCTTTTCGTTTAATGCTGCCCAAAGCTGCTCTTTTACACTAGTGGTTTCAACTGTTTGATGTATTGCTGGATCTTTTGCACGGATTGCACCTTTTGGCTTTTCTCTATTAATGCCGCCGGATAAATCTTTAGTCATGTATTTGTGATCTCTGTATTCTTCATCTGGCTCATTGTCCCAGCCTTCAGTTGCTTCGTCATCTGTTAACGAATCACCTGCCGCTGCACCTGTCAATGCTCCTAATGGTCCACCAAGCATTCCGCCTGCTACGCCACCTGCAACAGTACCTAGAAATCCTTCTTCTGAATCATCATCGCCTGGTACTTCATCTTTACCTGGCTCTTCTGGATCATCAATATCTTTATCTGTACCAAAGTGTTCATGACCTTTTCCATCATGTGGTTCGTCAATCATACTTCTAAATTTTTCCATGTCGCCACGCATTGGTCCTGATGCTTCTGAATCACCTTCAACTTCACCAATACCTGCATTTTTCATCATGTCGATCAAGTCAGCAACATGTTCTTTGCCGCTTGCATTTAAACTTATGTTCATACTTACAGGGGCACCTGGATTTTCCGGATATCCCATTTCATTTACAACTGATTCGTTCAACTCTTGGGTTGATTCAATGTTGTCCATTTTTTGAATTAGATCTTTTAAATCCATTTTTAACTCCCTATTACGCTTTTAGCGTTTTCTTTTTGTTCTACGTCTTTTACTATTTCGCCAGTTTGTGCTGACTCTGTAGGATCCATGTCACGCTCTTTACGTGCAACTTCAAGTTCTTTAAGTAAGTCCATTACTCTATTACCTGCAACTTCATTTTGAGCAGATGGGCCGCCCATATCTTCTTGTGTTAAGATTGGCTCATATTCGCCTTCTGGTTTAGGTTGTTGGTATTCTTCTTGTGGCTCGTTTGGATTGCGAACAATAAAATGACCTTGGTCTATGCCACAACACTTTGCTAAGTATTCTTGCAATACTTGTACTGTTGTTGGATAGTTTAATTCAACTTCAAAATATGTTACTTCTGTATTTTGTAGTTGCGGAAAATCTAATGGTCTTTCTTGAATTGGAGTTTTCTTGCCTGCTGACATATTTACAACATCATATTTCTTTAATGCTGTTTCCATAGAGTCTACAAAGCCTTCGGGTAATGTACCTGCTACTCCTATTTTAAAAGGATATGTTTTTTTTGATTCTGTTAAAAATTCTGTAAAAGATTTCATCATAGTATTTCCTATCTTATATATTATTTATCCTTATCAATGCCTTTTAGGCGTTCTAGTAGGCTGTTCCTATCAGTTACAACAAAGCCTTCACCATTAACTACATCGCCTGTATCTAAGGTATCTTTATCTTGTTTTTCTTTTTTAAGTTGTAATTCAACCATTTTCAACTTATTATTAAGTTTTGCTACTTTAGCATCTAATCCTGTCTTAAGCATTCCGCCTGCTACTTCAAATACACGACCACTATAGCGTGATTCAACATTCATGCCAAGATCCATTAAGTCCTCATATGCTGTTAATGCACGATCTGCAATATCATTTAATTCAGTATCTGCTTTTTCACCTAAGCCTTTTACGGCAGGCAATGCACTAGCAATTTTATCAAACTCTGCTATATCACGGAATGTTTCTTGTTGTTCAACAACCGCTGTCTTTGCCTTTTGCTTTTTTGCATCATCAATAATTTCTTTTGAATCTGGCAAATTTAATAAGTCTTCTAATTTTTTAGTCATTGGATCTTTCCATTATATGCTACTATTATTTATCGTCTTTTGCCACTGTGGAAAATATCCTTTTCAGAGATTATTCTAAAACGTATACCTTTACCTTTACACCACTTACTAGCAGCTTCCCATTTTGCTTGATTAACTATCCAAGCAGCTTGGTTATGACGACTACGACCTAATTTTTCAAATACAGTTTGATTTTCGGGTTTAACTTCTATTAGTTCAACTTGTTGTCCACCTTTTCTACCAGTATACACTATAAAAAAGTC